TATTTTCCAGCTCAGCATCTACGATCCAAATTTTTCCTTCTTCCGGAATTGAATCGGTATATGTTTCCAACCATTCTTCTGCTTGCGATAGTAATCCGCTTACAGTAACAAGTGTTGAATCGAATTTCTCTATTATCTCGGATACTTCTCCAAAAAGTTTTTCTAAATCTTCACCTTCTATTTCCGGCTCTTCTAAAATTTCAACTGGGGTGGCTGACGGCATTGCTAGAATTATTTCAATATCGCTGATCAGTGTTAAGATATTTACACTTATAGCGTCTATTATTTCATTCTCCGGAACTGCGGCTGCTAATTTTTCAATGCTCGCAGAAGAATCTTGTAGACTTTCTCCCAGAGTTTTAAAACTTTCTATAAGAGGTATTTCTATTGTTTTTTGTTGACTGGCACTTAAATTCCAAGGATCCTTTCCGGGATCCGTCGCCATATATCTAGAAATATACTTATTTACCGCGAGCAAATTCTTTTTTATTTCTTCTATGCTGGTTAAAAAACTATTTAATAAGTCTCTAGCCGAGGATGTTGTTTCTTTTTTTTCCTCTTCTGTTTTTTCTTCGGCAGGTTTTTCTTCAATGGGTTTTTCTTCTTCGGCCCCTTTTTCCTCTGCTTCCTTTGCTTCCTCTATTGTTTTTTTAGCTTCTTCAGCGGATGGAAACTCATTTTCATATATAGTTACAGCTTGACCAAAAAATTCTGCAAGATCTGTTATTAAAGTATTAGCTTCTTCTATAGAAAATTGTCCATTAATTAGTTTATTCTGAAACTCCGCTACTTTGGTTCGGATATTCGCAGCATCCGCATCATCGGTTTGACTTTTAGTATTTGCTGAGAAATTGTTTACAAAGTCTTGAAGTTGAATATCAAAATCGTATAGTGTTGTAGCTAATCCATTTAATACTTCTTTCTTATTCTCTACTTCAACTGATTGCGCATCTACGTCTGTTCCAAATTTCTGAATAGCATTCTGGAGTTTATCTAAGACTGATTCTATATTTTTATCAGTTGTTCCTGGTGGAATTTTAAAAGATACTGCCACGTTATTTTATCTTATAAATTAATACAAGAACTACAAGTTGACTCTTTAAGTCCTGTTGGAGTAATCCATTTTACTGTAGGTAATTCATAATTTTTTAACAAGTCTACTTCTACATCTCGGGGGTTTTTTCCATTATACATGTTTCTGAAAACTAATAAATCATCATTTAATTTTTCCGATGCGCGTAACTCCTTGTACCCATCAAGAGTTGCGTGTTCGACATGATATACTACAGGATATTTCATTCGATAGCTGGGATACCCAGCCTTCAGCAATCGGATGCAGAACTCTGAATCCGATATATAATACTTGAAGTTATTATTGAATCCATTCAAATCTTTCCACAATCTACGTTCAAAAGCATAGCAATATCCGGCTAGTTCTGTGGCTATTTCCGGAGCTTTTTCTTCGCCGTAATCTACTACTATTTCTGAATCACCTAAACTGTATAACTCATCCTCTGTTACTTTAACACTCTTAAATCCTACAACTCCGGTTTTATTATTCCGCAGGAAATATAATAAACAATCTATAAAATTATTAGGTACTACTAAATCGTTGTCTAAGAAACAAATATACCCTTCTTTACTATTTTCTACAATTGTATTATAACTCGCCGCTACTCCGCGATTAGTTTCATGTTTTATATATTTTGCGCCATAATCTACACAATGCCCGCGGATATATGCTGATTCTAAAGAACTTGAACCATCATCTATAACAATCACTTCAAAATTTGAACAATACTGATTTTTAAGATTTTTTAATAGATTTTCTAATAGCCTGTGCCCGCCATAAACTGGGGTGCCTAGGGAGATATACCCCATATTTCTATTGCGCTTCTTCTATAGAATTGGTAAGATTATCCAGGTATTCGGCCATAACTGTAATTGGTTCTAAGCTTGCTGTAGAAAATCCTTTTAGCATGTCCAATCCTTTCTGAAAGATTGGATCCGCTAAATCTGGCGATATACTTTTTAGATTATTAAAACTCTCGTCAATCTTTGCAACCGACGCATCTATATCTGGTAAAAAAGATCTAATTGATTCTAGGGCACTGGCTATTTCTACAAGATTACTATTTATTTCACCTATTTTTTCTTTAGCAATTATTGCCATTCTATTTCATCCTAACAGTTAATTTCTTTAATTCACCCCAAGATATACTATCGGCTTTGTTAGTTGTTGGATTTAACCAATATAAATTCTCAAATCTATTTTCGCTAAGGGAATCAGATGCTTCAAAAACTTTATACTCTACTTGATCTATGGAACCGCCGTGATTTTGTTCAAATAGTTCTTTCGATAACTTCATTCTGATTTTCGGAAATAACAAATCTTCGTTCTGTCTAAATGTTTCACCCCATTCATGAATTACAGATGGTGGTATTCCATAACTGTAATAACCTAATTTTGCTAATTTGCAAAATAGATCGCATTCCTCGAAAAAACTATAATATCCTTCGTCAAATTTCCCGACCATTTCCCAGTTCTTTAATTCTGTTAAAAAACAATAACCCTCAACAGCAATTCTTCTAAACGGCTTATTTATATCCGCGCCATCTGGTATTCTTATTCCTTGCCCGCCCACGTTTTGTTGGAGACTAACACCGCCGACTTTTTGATTATTCTTAATAAAGAACATTAAATACTTTAGCCAGTCTGGAGTCATCTCTAAATCATCATTTAGCAATACTCCGTATTTACATTTATTTTCCTTCGCATATTCATAACAATGATTCCACCCCGCGGGAATCCCTAAATTTCTACGATGCTCTCTTAACGGAACATTAAATTCTTTACAGATTTCTCTAAGGATTTTTAATTCTCTTTCCGCTGAACCATCGTCTACAACAACCTTTGTCATCGAATCAAAATTAGGTGTATTCTTTACAAGAGATTTTAAAAGCCTGTATATTCTAGCATTGCCGTTAAAAGTTATTATACCTATGGCACATTCTTCTGTATTATAATCTGTAATAAATTCTCTACTGGACATCTATTATTCCCCTCTCAAAATCTCTTCCAGTTTTAATCTTTTTTCTTCCGGTAAAAATACTTCTTTACTAACTATACCCAAGGCTTTCTGATATTTCCTATCCAGATATATATTAGAATTTTTATATAATAATCTAGCTAATATAATAGAACTAAACCCGTTTAGTAAAATACTAAAAAGTTTTTTAGGGTAATGATCTCGAATACGCATTGTGCTTATACCGCAACTCTCACAGAATTCTTTAAACTGACTCATCAAAAGAACATTTCCGCAAAGTCCTATGCGACAAGCACCATAACTTTCAACATTCGTTACCCAGCCATCACCATCTATCACACCTCTCCAAAAATGTTTATTTCCAATTATTTTTTCTGAAGCCCCACTGAAACTTTTATATTCATTAATTCCGTAAGATTCCAACGCTTCCGTAAGATATGGAGAACTTATAGCTATATAAGCTTGCTTATATACTTTCTTACGAACTTTATCGTCACATTTTTTAATTTCATGGACGACGTTTAAAAATTTCTTAAATTTCTCAAGATGTCCTATATCTTTTTCAGAAAGCTTTAACGTTAATCTCCCCGAGTAACCGCTCTGTCTGTGAATACTTCCGTCAGCGGTTAGAAACCCCGCCCAGTATGCTGATTCTTCAGTAACTTTATCAAAAGCAAAGTCATTACAAATTATTTTTCTTCTCGAATCAAAACTGTTTCTAATCGGAATATTTAATTTTCTAAATTGATACCAGAGGCTAACCGGCCTCAATCCAAATGACCTACTTATTTCACTAATAGATTCTCCATTTTGGTATCTAGAGATCCCTATTTTAACTTGTTCATCTGTTATTACTCTTGCCGGCATATTTTACCTACTTCAAGAGGATCATAATCTCTAATAAACTCCCTCTCTCCCACAAATATTCTCCTTAGTTATAATTCATTCTGGTGATTTTCTATCTTTTGAGTAAATCCGGCTAGTTCCGCATCGTATACTTCTTGAGTTTTTTGAATAATTCTATTTAAATCATCCTTCATTCCTTGCGGAACACCCTCTGATTCAGATTCTTCTATATCTCTGCGGAGATCTTCTAGTTTTCTCATAATACTATCTAGATCATTAGCAACTTCCTGGGATACTTCTAACGCATGGTCCCAGAACATATCCTGTGTAAATTTAGCCATTTTAGTTATTCCTCATCAGTATACGCTATAAGACTGTCAATCCATTCCGCCATATTTCTTAAATGCGTAACTATAGCCTCTCCCCCCGCTTCTGAATTTGGATTAGTTAGTTCTTTATCCAATTCTGATAAACTAATCATTATAAAATCATCTGGTTCTCGATTTCCTTCTTTTTGCAGTTCTCTATATTTATCCTGAATTAAATCAATTAACTTGCCGGCGTCACCCTCTAATCTTTGAACTTCTGCTACAAGATTTGTTAACCCACTTTTTACTTCTTTAAGCACGTTTTCTCCAACCATTTTAGTTACTCCGATACTTTATAATAATCCATTCCTCTACTAGCCACACTTCTCTTTTCTGACATAAACTCTAGTTCTTCAAATGTGTCATCTATCTTGCCGTTAACTTCATTAATAAATTCCACGGCATTACTGAAAAGTTGATCGATTTCTTTGGTTAGATTGTCTATGTCAAAATCCCCTGTTTGAAATATATCAGCTTTTTTAACAATTTCAAGTATTAAATTATTTATTTCTGAAGTATATGATTCTATTATTTTGTTAGACTCTATTTGAAGTTTATCTAGATCAGTAGCTAAGTCCAGAAAGCTTTCATGTATTTTTGATTTATCTAACATTTATATTAATCTTGTTTGGTCTCAAGCCATTTTTAAAATAATTTTATCACCACGCTAAGATTGCTGATCCAGCCATCTTTCATATTGTTCTATTTGTGACATACCCCCAGTTGGGGATTGTTCGTCTAAATAATTATATAGTAAAGTAATCCTCTGCTCAATAGACGGCAATTCTCTTTTACCAAAAAATACGTCTATGAATATATGGGAATCTCCTGTTATTTCCGTCCAAAACACAACATCATTAAACGCACGTATATGTTCATTAAAAAATCTATATAATAATTCTAGTTCTGCTTCACCTGAATATTTAGATTCATTTTGTGTCATAAGTTATTTTCCTTATTAATATCCAGATTCTATTTTATCAATCTCCACCAAGGATTGTTCAACCATATCTATATAGTTGACAATTTTTTCATACTCGTCTGTGATACCTCCAAAATCTGCGGCAGTCATAATATCTTTATTGCTCCCGTTATTAAAATCAGTAATTTCAGAAATAAGTTCTTTTCTAAGATCATTGACCCGTTCGATAAGTAAATTATACATGAAGTCCTCTAAATTAATTGGTCGGCCCAAGTTTTGGGAGTTTTCTCATTTATTAATTCTAATTGACCGATCCACACTAAACAATTCACTAATTTCTAGTGGCGTCAATGTCGAGGTCTCGGAGTAATCCATCAATATTTTCTTTAAAGGAATCTAGAACTCTTTGTATTTTGTTATAAGCATCGGTAGTCACGCTATTGTCAAAAGCTACTTCTGGATGCTCCTTCTGAAGACTCTTTATTATTCCCCCGAAGTCAACACCGAGATTTAGAATCTCAACATTATACTGATTCATTATACTAGCAATGTCATAAGCTTTTTCTGCAAAATCTACTACTTTATCCACATCAATATTTTCGTTCATAGCAACCCCCACTTAAATTAATTGGTCTACCCAAGTCCGCGGAGTTTTCTCATTTACTAATTCTAACGGTACAGAATAAACTGGTTTAACACCATAAGGATATTTCTTATAAGCCCACTCTATAAATTCTCTAACAGCTTCTCTTAATGTTTTTGTTTCCTTGTACCCAAGTAAATCTATGGACTTCTGAACAGTTGAATATGCCACAGCCACTTCTCTGGGTCTATCCTGTAAATATACTGGATCTGGTGTCTTTTTACCAGTTACCTTTTCAAATTCTTCTCTCACCATTACTGATAATTCATTTAATGTATTTGGTGTCTTTGCCCCTAGATTAATTATTTGACCATGAACATCTCTATCTAAACAATTTACCATTGCATCAATTACATCGCCAAGATAACTCCAGCTTCGAACATGTGAACCGTCGCCATAAACAAAATAATTTTTATCCCGCAATAAACAATTTACCCATATTGCTAATACATTTCTTGCAGAATCATATAAAAATTGACGTTTTCCCACTAAATTATGAGGACGAATAATCGTGTATCTAAAATCATATACGTCGGAAAATATTTCGGTCATTCCCTCTATCGAAGATTTACACCAAGCGTAAACGTCTACCGGATTTCTTGGGAGTGACTCGTCAAATGGTGATTTCTGATCCCCGTAACATGCCATACTACTTGCTACTATCCAATATGGCACCTTAGTTTTAATCGCAGCTTTAGCTAAATTAACAAAAGCTACTGTATTATTCTCTACACAGAATTTAGGGGTGAACTGTGATCTTCCTTCAGTTGCATCTGCTGCGAGATGAAAAAGAGCATCAATTCTTCCATTATTATAGTAATAATCTAAAATCTTGTTTACTGCTTTTTCATCCCGCAGGTCATCATACCACTGTTCTACTTTGTCATTAATGTTTTCTTTTAGCCCGCCGGATAAATTATCAACGCCTATTACAGAGTGTCCTTTTTCTATTAATTTGTCGCAAAGCCAAGACCCCATCATCCCAGCATTCCCAGTACAAAGAATTCGCATATTCCGTATTACTTTTATATACTAATGAGGACCAACTGAACGATATAATTCATCCGCGGATTTTTTTAATACTTCATCAACATCGGATAATAATTCTAATTCAGTTATAGCATCTTCTATGTAGGTTATAGAATCCTCTACTAGTTCCATTCCTTTAGATAGTTGATCGCTTAATGCTCCGACATTATGATCCACGGTTCTATCATGTGTTTCTTGCGCAAGAATTTTATCTTGTTCGAGTTTTGGATTCCATTCATTTATATAAGCATTTACTAATGCTTGAAGTAGACTTGCAAAGAAATCTAGATCATCTACTAGTGGATAAAATTCTTCATCTATTTTTGATTTATCTATAGCCATAAAATTTTACCTAAACCACTGTTGTTTGTACAGTTTTTATTTCTGCTGAAAATTCTTGTAAAACTATTTGTATAGCTTCTAAAGCAGCGGATGCTATGCTTCCGCCAAGAGGTTTGTTTTCAACACCTATTGTTATTTGATCCCCTGCAAAATCTGTAATTTCTCCAATATTTTCTTCGACTATTTTTTTGAGTTCGTTGTAAATAGGTTCTTCTAGTTTACTTAATCCATTAATAGTTACTGCTAAAAAAATCCCCACATTACCCACAGAGATTTCCGCGGAATCAAATCTAATACTATTTCTTAAAGAGTTGGAAATAGTTAATTTAAATTTTTCTTCAGGCTCATTTTCAAATCGCAATTTTGATTGGAGCATTTATCTACCTCTTTACTTTTCTTACAGTTAAGCCGCCTTGGCTTCCTCAGCTTCTCGCATAGACTTCCTATTCTCATTAATGAGTTTCTCTAATTCATCCAGCGGTCCTTGTACCGCTCTTTCTAATAGAGAAATAATTTGATCGCCTATCGGCCCAGACTCTACTTGAAGTGTTAGCTCATCTCCGCTTACGCTGGAGACTTTACCCACTTGCTCATTAATGTACTCTAGGACAAACGATTCTTCGTCCTGGTCTAAGTATTCAAATCCTTCTAGTAACATAATTACATCAACCATAAATAATGGATTGAATACTAAGTAGTTACCATCCAAACGAATAGGTAGGTCATTATTCATGGTTTAGTATCCTTTATACTATTTCTGACAATAGAACTTTTCGTATCTCTTTTATAGAATTACTGTATGCTGTCCAATTTTCTCGTATTCCGCGGAAAGCTTTCATTAATGGAACTATTCTTATTTTATTATCATTCACAGCATAGACTGGAAAATGAAATCTTGAAAAATAACCCTCTGGAACTATAGGAACTGTTTGTGAAAGTATGGAACAAATGATTAATGGATCCCATACTTTATCATTTGATGTCCATAATAAAATATCAACTGCTGAAATTAAACTTTTTACATCACTACTATTAGTTACTTGTATTTTACTATTCTTATATATGAAATTGGTATTGCTACTGTAGACTAGCAGTTTTACATCATCTTTATCCGATGCTCTGTACTCATTTGAAAAAGCATCTATTACTGTTTGAACCTTCTCATTATCGCTACTCATTATGCCGAACACAAGGTTTTTCTTATTCTCATCTATATTTTTTGGCGGGAAGTCTTTTACTAACTGCTTGATGTTCCTGATCTTAACAGAGCCCATACGCGAGACTAAACCGTTTACAACACTGTTTATTGTAGATTGTGAATACTTAATTTTTATTTTCTCAATTACCTCTTTTGGTACTTTATAATCCCATGCTTTATGAATAGCACCTAATACATCAATTTTATCAAAACTCTTTGCATATATTAAATCATCACCATATTCATTTCTTAACTGATCATTTTCTAATGCTACAAATGGCTTGCCACAAGCCAGGAATTCCGCGGGAACTATTCCATGCCCCTCATGTCTCGATAATACGATACCTAATCTGCATCTCTTAAATATCTGAAATTTTTCCGCATCATTTAAATCTTCACATATATTTATCTTATGATTTTCATTACTCTTAAATATATTTTTTATTCGAGTCGTATCGTGTCCGATAAATGTAATATCATATTTTAAATCATCTTTTAATGCAGCTTCTAATAATTGTTTATATCCTTTTTGTTCAATAGCTCTACCGCAGAATACAATTTCGTCACTCTTTTCCTCGGTCCAAATTGAATTAATTATATCTAGATTTATCGACGGATTAACTACATGAATTCTGCTATCTTCAAATTTATCATCCCACTCTAAGCATTTCTTTTTTCCAAGTTCACTACATATAATAATTCCATCAGCTTCTAAATAAACATCTTTAGTTGTTTTGGACATCAAATTTTCATACTCTGGCATATGCTCTAAATGCCAGTTGTCGGATTCATACATCAATGCATAGAATGGAATCCCGTACTTACGAGAATATTCTAGCCCTATGCTTAATGCTTGCGGCGGGGCTACGAATACACAATCAAATCCTTCATAATCTGTATTGATATCCGGCTTATATTCAAATGTAACATATACGCTACTGGGAATATCTTGGGCACATATTGGTAATGCATTTGTGCAAACGTGTACGTGGCACTTTGCTTCCGATAAAGCATTAACAACTTGCATGTTCCACAATCTGGCCCCGCTGTACCCGCCTTCATTGTAGGTTATAAAAAGTATCTTTCTTTTTATATCCGACGGATAATTAACATATTCATTTATATTTTTCCGCGGGGGTTTTTTGTTACTTTCTCTTAACCATTTTTCATCCACAGCGCATTGAGCAAATTCTTTAGTATCTACAAACCATTGTTTCATCGATTCTAGAACTTGAAACGGTCTACTGTCCCCAACAAATATTTTTCTAGGCGTAGCTGATAATGAATCATCAACCATCTGATCTTTATTAGATCCAGTATACCGCATCCAAATAGTAGCTCTGCTCATTTTAATACCCTAAAGAAATGTTAATCCGGAACTGTTAGGGTAGAAACCTCTTCTACCTCTTTAACAGTTTTCCGTCTTTCCATTTCTTTAGAGGAATCCGGATCAGACCTTACTTCCGCAACAGCCTTTGACTCGTTAACAATTACTTGGGACTCTTTGGCAAGAACACCAGACTCAGCAGCCTTTAATCTCTTTTCCTTATTAACTAACTGTAGCTCCCGGACCTCCATTGTTGCTAATTTCTCGCGGGCATTATCTAAATCTCTATTATATTGCTCAAGCATTGAATTAGCGTAATTTCTAGCAGCTTTCGGAACCTCTGCCATCATATTAACTACTTGTCCAAGATCATCCTTTACAGAATCCAATTTATTTTTTATTTGTGCAATCTTTGTCAAAATATCCTCAATGCATTGTACTGCTTCTGGTCTCATTTTCCTCTCTCCTCTGTAGAATTAAAAGTTACAATCCTGCCCCAAAAACTACACAATTATTTTTAGCAGACACAACTTGGTATAAAACAAAAAAGGGAGCCGCGTCAAGCGGCTCCCTTTTTCATAACTTATATGCTTGTTTTTTATCAATCAACTATTACGCACCAGCGGCGGAAAGATCCGTGGCAGCACAATAAATCGAATAAACCTGATCAGAGTTGAGGACTTTAACCTCATAATATGTGATTAACGCGATTCCAAGATCCTGGTCATAATCGAAAAGCTTCTCTTTCCAAATATATCCAGGCCCTAGGTTATACAGCCCGCGTGCTTCCGCGATAGAACGGGGACCAATCACGAAGTTGGCTGCAACTTTAATCGAGTAACCACCAGTTGTTGCGTATCTAACGTTACCAGACTTGTAAAGTAGAACCCCATCCCAGAACGCATCGAAACCCTGGAACATCGGTCCGACAACTTTATTTGCATTTACAAGTGCGGCATAAGAAGCCGCTGTCTTGTAATCAGCATGTTGTGTTAGATCGTAGATTGTATACGGGTGGAAAACTCCGGTGTAGTAACCCTCATTCATTCCAGGTGTATCCCCGGGCTTGAATGTGGGAACTCCTGCCGTTGCCATCTCATATCTAATTTTTGAAATGTCACTCGGCACTAGTTTATCCGAAGATGTAAGAGACTGCGCTGTAGTCTTACTTCCACCATAACGGGTATTTGCTACTAGAACACCATTCCGTAGAGCCGCGTGAGCGTCTAAATCTTTCTTCTCAGCCATCCAATCTCCGAGGAGATAGGTGGCCTCGTTCTTAAGATCAAGAATACTCTTTGAAGCAGCTTCTGCTGTTACTCTGCAAGCATTTCCAACCTTTGTTGGAGTAAATGCTACGCGAGACTGACTAAATGTTTCTTCGTTTCCTTCAAGCACTGAAGTTGCTGTAAGGTTTCCAGAAGCGGTGAGTTTCGACCGCTTCCAAATATATACAACATCTCCCTGCTTACTAACAAGTCCATCCTCTGGTACAAGGAATCTCTCCATGAACCGATGTGCTTTAACATAATCCTCAACCTTCTGTGTCCAAAGTTCGGGGATTGTGTTATCGATAGTAGTAGACGTTACCGCTGCGGATTTGTCTACGGCTCCGAAGCGGACTTGTCCGAATTTACCAAGGTCTTCCTGTTTCCAGTTAGCTGAGTCCTTCATTTTTTTCCTCTCTTAAATTTGTTTATATTCCGCCCGAATTATACCACCCAGTAGGCTTTGCCTGTTGAGTGATCTTCTATAATTTTACCTTCCTCTCTCTCGCGCTGATACAGACTCTTATCGTTTGCATCTCTTGCCGAGAGACGGAGGTGGTCTTCTCTAGTTAAGAACTTTTTTCCACCAGTATCTGGATTAGAAACAACTCTCCCAAGATTTTCTTCAAATCTAGTAGAAGGCAGCGCCTTCAGAATACCGAGAACTTCTGCCGCAACAGTGGATTCTGACTTACCATCCTCGAACTTAACAACACTGGCGCGAGCGCCAAAAACCACCTTCTTAACATTATCTACAACAGCGGGCGGAATCTTTCCATCACGAACAAGCTGTTCAATCTCTGATGTCATTTTCTCTTTTTCAACCGCTTCATTTTGTGCTTCGAGGGACACCATTCTCTTCTGTAAGATTTCATTTGATCTGCGAAGTCCTTCGAGTTCAGTTTTCATTTTCGAATCCTCAAGTTTTACTTCTGGTGATGCAGCAGTTTTTCTAGCTGCAAGTCTGGCGCGGATTTCGGCAAGCTTTCTCTTAGCTTCTTCAAATTTTGCAGTTCTATCTTCTGTTTTTACAGCAGGTGTCGCAGCGCGATCCTTGCGCCGCTGCTCTAGCCGTGCGCGAACTGCTTCAACTTTCTTTTTGATTTCTTCTCTCTTGGCTTCTAGCTGTGCTTTATCCATTTCCTTCTCTCCAGAATCAAAATTCCGACCGGTAAGTTTCGCCACCACAAACGCTAATCTGTTTCCAAGCTCCTTGGATGAGTATCTATTATCTACATCTTCAGCAATACTGTCAAGAATTACTTTTCCAAACTTGCTAATGGTTGTTGGAAGTAAAACTTCCTCCAGCCCCAACTTCCGCATGATTGCGGAACAATCGGGATCTAATTTTTCAAAAGCCGCGATTTTAAACAGTGTATTACCATCTTTTTCAATAACTGTTCCAGAATCAACATATTCCTTAACTGCTTCACATGCGGCCATTCCCGTATTCTCAATAGGCATTTTTTCATGCTGTTCTGTAATTCCACCAGCTATTTTCTTAGCTATCTCTTTTTCCGCATCCGCGGAGTTTCCACCATCTGGAAGTACGCTTTTGGGTTCTTGTTTAGGAACAACTTTCTTGCGCTTTGCTCTGCGCCGTGCAAGCATTGCACGAATTTCTTCAATTTTTTTAGCCGATTCCGTAGTTACTGCTGCGCTTGAAGTTGCTGAGAGTCTACTCTTTTTCATTTCTTCCAGCTTAGCTTTAATTGTTTCAATAGACACGACTTCTTCTCCTGTTGTTACTGGTTTTACTTCTTTTGTAACTAATAGACTTCCAGCTTCAAATCCATATTTGACTTCATGATCTACTAGCCACTTTTTAGAATTTTCCTTTGCCCAATTTTTTGATTTTTCAAAAGTAACATTTCTAGTAGCCCATTCCCCGCCTTCAGCTAATTGTCCTCTAATAAACTCTACACCTAATGGAAGTTTTCCGCCAAAATTTGTCCCTCTAAAAGAGGCATCTTTTCTAAATATATTTTCTGCTCTAACTGTTACAAAAATCTTATCTTTATCCTCTTCCCATTTTCCGATTTCTGATAATATTTTTACATCGGAACCTTTTTTGTTAGACTCAAAAATTACCATTTTATCTTTGAAATTTGCAACACCCTCTAGTTCTGCAAATGGTGCTAGATCCCTAACATGCGGAGTATTTGTTAACGCTACGTGCCACAAACATTCAAAAACTTTTCCAGTTTTAGGATCTACATATGGTTGAACAAGAACAGAATCTCCGCGAATTGTTCCATTGCGAATTAAATTCGCAACATCCGGTTCTGTTATTTCAATATCGGCCCATAGCCCGCCATCTTCAACCCAAAGGTCTTTTACCCATCCAGAATTTCTTAGCGGGTTGTCTGTATGTCTAATAGGTACAAATACATCTTTTAATACATTTTTGAAGTTGTCGATCCAGGTTTGGAATCTTGCCTCGTCAAAACTTAATGTTTCGGAAGGATTCAGGGGATTTACAAAAGATCCAATATTAAGAATTTCTTTCTTGAATCTTGCTTTTCCGTTTTGATTCTCTAGAGAGAGAACATTACTGTCCGAACCGTTTAGAACTTTACAAAAAGTTCCGAACGGTCCAGTAATGTATTTATCCTGTGCTACTAAAACATTATCCATATTTTATCCCTTATCCAACAGCACTATTTTCTGCTTCACTTATTTGCCCAAGTATTTTTTTAATTGAACCGTATGAATATCCTAGTTCACCTTTAGCATCGAAAATTATTTCAGCGGCGGTATCAATATTATCTTTAATACTATACTTAGCGCCAGATTCTTCACTCTCTCCAACTTTTTCTAATCCCACAAGAGCACCTTCTAATAAATCGGATGCCCCGGAAATATAATTAGTATTTCTATCAATGTTATCCATTACCTCTAAAATCTTTTCGTCAACCGCCCCACTCCCGCTTAATTCTTTTTGCGCTTCGCCAATAACCAGAAGCAGTTCTCCCAATCTACCTGATTTACCCTCTAGCCCAACAAGATCATCGACAAAATTCTTTACTACAGAAACTTGCTCTTTGTCTTCGTCTTTCAATACAGTGCTATCTGAAGATAGATGACTACTGACGACATTTAATACATCCCGCTCCTGTGTCATTCCTTCGAGAAGTGTTTCTAACATTACACTAGAATCTGTTAATGTGTTTCTTAAAAATTCTAGCGTATCTTTTTCAAGAGATAATAATTCATCACTTCCTATTTTTACAAAGGGTACTTTCTCCACTTTTCCTACACTTACTATAGGATTATCTGGATCTTCATCTTCAAATCTTAAAAAATTTGATTCCATTTTTTTCTTTTCATTATGTGGCTTTACAACCAATCCATTAGCTATACTGAATGCTTTGGATTCTTTCTCTTTTTTTGTTCCCTTTGTTTTTTCAAAAACTGCATTCCATATATTATACCAGCGATCAATATCTTTATCCGATAGTTTCTTTACATATTCTGGAAGTTTTTTATCTTTAATTCCAATATACGGCATATTAATACAGTTTGTTTACTAAATTTTTACCCTGTTCATAACAACTCTTTAACAGGGTTTGCATATTTACTTTATTCCGTTTAAATGTTTCTTCGAGTTTTGATTCCAGAATTATACAATAATCCGCGGATTCTAATGCTACTTTCCCGCTATCTATTGCTGTTTCTTTAACTTCTTTTTCAATGTTATTTACAAAACTTGAACAATGGTTTTCCGACTTTTTATCCAGTAGACTATATTCCACTGAAGAAATTTTACCAATTATTGAATTATTGTCAACCCTATTCTGCTGTGCTGTATCTCTGATACCGGCTTCAAACGCTTCAAAGGCATAGCTTTTGAAGAATTCTATATATTTATCAGAACTAAATAGTGACTCATTTCTTATTCTTTTAGCTGCGTCTATATTAGCTCCTAATGCTACTAAATAACTTTTAACAACTGCTGATTCACTTTTCCAAAATAAATCTAAATCACTAGATGCTGATCTTTGTATGCTATTTAGACTTGAAGCATACGTAATTGAATTTTTAGAATGCCCGTTGTTTCCTAATTTTATTCTTCCATTACTGGGAATTCTTATTTCTAATGGAGCAACTTCTGGTACAGCAACTGTTGCTGTTGCTGTTTCCGACGGTGCTTCAGTTTCTTCTCCCCCAACTGTTAACGGGGCTGATATTTCTTTTAATCTTCCGCCAAAGCTTTCGTCCGGCTTTTCCTCCGCTTTGGGAGTAACCGGTGTAGCTGGTTTTAATCCGCCACCAATTCCCCCTAATCCGCCAAATGCGGGTTTTTCTTCAGTTGTTTCTTCTCCTGTTCTTCCAGCTTTCTTTAACTTTTCAAGAGCCCTCGCACTAGTAATAAGATATTCCTCGCTAACAGGAATATTTGCTGTTTCAAGAATTGGCTTAATATCAATTGCGGGCGCAAACTTCTCTCGCGCCTTCTCCATAACACTGAGCGCAAATTGCTTATCGTCATCTCTGAGAGATTTGAACTTAAAGAATATGTCTGTATTTTCTATACGGTCTTCTGCAAAGTTTAATTGTACCAGGGGAAGAATAATGTATTGCAAGGCATGATCTGCAATATCTTCTAGAATACCCTCTACTTGAAGAAGAAAGAACGAGCCTTGTTCTTTAGCCTTTGCTAATGATCCACTTCCTCCCTGGGATAGTTCATCAGGAACTCCCATTCCCCGCGCTTTCATTTTATCAAAATGCGCGTGAGATTCATTAAATGGGAATTTTTCCCCCTCTGTTGTTAATGGATCCGCTTTCCATTGTTCCACTCCCTGAGTTCCTGTCGGGGCACTTGGAAGAGTTACAACGGTTGCGTTTCTAATAGATTCCCCAATTTCCTGTGCTAAATCTAGATTATCTACTAAAATATCATTTCCAGCCCCGTCTACACCGCGCTTTGTTTTCCCAAGTGGTGCCCGCATAATTAGCGGTGAAATTGCTCTTGACTCTGCGTAAATAGCTTGATAATCGTAGAAATATCTATCACTATACCAGTATCTAAAAGCCGCTCTTAACATTGATCTCCCGTATAGATTTCCAAATTCCTTATCATATGTATATACGAATGATTTTTCTTTTGGAATGAATACATCTTTTCCATCAACGCTATACTGAATAAGTCCATTAAAACTACCATCTTTTGCAACAACAATTCTTAACTGATTTCCATGCGGACGAAGATCGAGGAATCTATTGTAATACCACTTCCCGTCTCTTTCATTATATCTAAATCTTTTCTCCATTCCCACCCAGCCGTATTTAAAAGCATGGGTACATGCACGAATTAAAGGTCTCCATATGTTATTAAGATTTTTAAGAATAAATACTTTTATTTCATTATCGGTGCAAATCAAATCCCAAGGTGTTCTGATTGTTAGCCATTTGATAATATTTAACGGAAATGCTATCCCGGCATCGTCCGCCATATCACTAAATGTTTCATACGCTGTTTTTTCCGGATTAGCGGCTATTCCTTCTCTTCCTCGTGTAAGCCGCGACATCCATGTTTGACCAATTGTACCGTATAGATACTCTTGCCCATCCTCGTTTACACGAGTAGATTCTGTTTTTGCCCGCCCAAATAATTTTCTGAGCGGCGGTTTGCCGTCCATGAAGTCTTTGAAGTCCATTCTAATAGCCCAAAGCAGAATTTATTTGTGTAATTACAACCCTATATCGCTAAGCGGAACTAAAATACCGCTTTTTTCAGTTACTCCGCTAGAAATTCTGATCTCTCCTCCGGGGCCATCATCGTCAAACACAGCGTCTGGTAAAATCTCAAGAATCTTTGCCATTAGCTCATCCAGAGTCATACTTGTTTCTCCTTTTTCTAGTAATCCGAAGTGGGATTTCCGCCAGGAATTCTATGAATATTCATAGGGTTATATCTTCTAGTATTGAAGCGATTATTAGCTATTCTTATAAGAGAACTTCCCATTGTTTGTGGTTTGAATCCGTGTTTCTTTTCCAGCACTTTATAGTAGAATTCTGTTCCTTCTATTCCCCCCATCGTTATTCCATATCTTAACGCATCTGGTCCATTTGCATATTTATTATCTGGCAATCCACTAGCTAATCTTTTATGTCTTACCAGATCGTTACGCAAATTTTTGCACCGCGATGAAATTCTTATCCTGGGTTTTCCCATCGCGGGTTTCATTAATCCATTTACATGCTCAATACTATCATCTAATCCAGAAGTCGCGGGAAAGCATAAAAATCCATTATCTACCCATTTTTTCATCGCTCTCGGATCGCTACTATCAAGATATGCCGTCATGCCTTGTTTGCACCAAGGCTTTTTCATTACTTCTCTTATAACATCATCGTCGTATTTGTCAACTAAATAAACCTCATCAATCACCCAAAATTCCTCGCCATGCTTCTGAATCGGTAAAATTACATAAGGATCAACAAATCCAAAATCTACTCCCAGCCAAGTAGTTGCTTCTGGGAAGCCTAAATCTTCATTAGCAATTATTGTATCGTCATAATTAGTAAATATTCTGTTACTTGTTCCAGGTCTTCTGCATAGCCATTCTACTTCAATTGTATCCTTTGGAAGAGTTTTTAACATGTGAGCCCAGTCGGCCCATTTATAAAAACCTTTTGCATTTTTCATTATTTCATAATTTGGTGTATTAAATTCTTTCTCCATAAAATCACAAGTGGATTTATGTTCTTCTGTACACGGTTCCAGGGAATCGAGAATGCACCAGCGACATAATTTATATCCGCCAGGGATTGCCATATTATCTAAAACATATTTTACCATCCCCGAACTTTTATGATATGTCGAGGCCATAACAATTGATGAACGGATAGTATCAGAAGATCTTGGCTGAGACAGGGAGGCATTAAAAACGTCAAAGGACATTTCCTCAATTTCGTCTAGTTTTAATTTTTGCGGGTGTGGTCCTCTGGCCTGCCGAGGAGAAGCTGAGTTAATAAATACATTGGAGTCGTTATTAAATTTAACTTTGCCTTTAGAACTTGTCTTACAAAAATAGTCAAACATTTTTGCATCGTTGATAATCTTAAGCATCTCGTCACGGCAGCCATCTGCTTGTTCCTTTACCCCGCCGAATAATCTAGTCTGACAAGTTTTTTTAAAAACAGAGTCTAGAAACATCGATAGTCCGAAAATACAGGATTTTCCGCCGCTACGATTCGCCCAGAGAAAAAGCCTATCATTTTTTTCAAAAAAAAGATCGCTGATAGCTTCAAATGGTGAGTTATGATCTTTACAGATATGATTATCGAGCGGATTTAATCCTAATCCATACTTAATAAGTTTTTTTAAATCCTCGTCATTTTTAACACCTGTTTTTATATATGATAAAATAATCGCGGCGCGTCTCTTATGTTCTGGAAGAGATAATAACTTTGACGCTACATCTATTTGTCCAATATTTGTCATTATTTCTTTGAAACTTCTTTACAAGAATCTTGATAGATTTTCAATGCAACATCTTTTATATGCTCTAAATCTTTTAAAATAATCTCTGTATCTTTTAGAAAATCCGTAACTGTACCTTGATATTTCACATCTAGTTCTTGTAATTTTTCCCCGCCAGCTTTTCCATAATACTTTTTAATATCATTTACTGCCGTACTGTACATTAGATATAACTGGTAAAGAAAATCAGTTTGTTCTACAGAAGTCATAACTATTTATCCCGTCTTTGACCTTTTGTTCTTCGTCTCTACTTCGTCCAGAATCTTAAGGATATCATCTCTATTCATATCAACCATATTGTCTACTAGGTCTGATTCCTTATCAACAGGTGTTTGCCCGGTACTAATTCTCTTGTCCACGATAGGAATAATTCCGGATTTAAACTCCAGGGCTATTCTTTCCATTCTGGATTTTAACACTAATTCAAGATACCCTTTTTTTAGCGGTTTATCGTCTCCAGCTAATTCGTATTGTATAAGTGCTTCACCCTCTACGTGTTTTAATACACTTAAATGATCTCCAACCTCTTCGTCGGTTTTTTTCCTTAACCCGACTATTTCTTCCGCGCCACCTTTTCTAAGATGTCGTAAATCTTGTACGATTGTATTTCTATGAACGTTAAGTATTTCTGCAATTTTTCCCTGCGGTATGTTCTGAAGATAGTATTTATATACAAGAACTCTTCTTTCCTCTAAAGACATTTTATTCAGAGGATTTTTAGAATTTTCTGGATCTGGACTCAAACCATCAAAATCTTCAGACATAATTATACTTTAAGGATTAAGGATTAAGAATATCACTTACATCGTTTAAAAGATTTTCAATATTTGAATCAAATTCATCTAATTTTAATTTTATATCTTCTATAAAAGATTCATCTATTGTATTTCCCAGCGGTATTTTATATTCGTCAAATCTTTCTTTAATCTGATTATACATTCCATCAAGTTTAGAATCGATAACATCTACTTCCTTTTGTGTTCTTAAATTATCATCTCGCATTCGTGAAAGTGCTTTATTTAGTTTTTGCCTCTCACCATCGTCTATTTGTCCAGTTAAATCACCTTCTACTGAATCAGCTTCTTGTCTATTAACTTCTAGATAATTATTGAATTCTTTTTTTGTATCTAGTAAATTACCTATTTCATTTAGTAAATCCCAAAGTTCTACATTTCTATTAACTGCTCCAGTTAACTTTTCTATCGCGTGTAATAATTCTTCTTCCCCGACATCTTTTAATTCGCTTATTGAACCTATACCAGCTAATGCTAAAGAATACTCCGCGCCCAGTGCTGATGAATCAAATTTCATGCTTATTCCAAATATTAAATTAATTTTTTAAGACTATCTTTTACACCAAACAAATGAATTATGGCATTCCACAATTCCTCCGAATTAAAAGATTTCAATTCATCAACAGTGGTGTCTTTTAAAACATTAAAATACAAATTTTGTTTTTCGTCTAAAATATCTTCGATCCTATTTATATTATCTTTTATTATTTGTTCAACTTCATCTCTTGTAATATCTCCCACAGTATTACTCCTCTTATTTATGGACCAACGTAGCCGATGTCATCTACTTTTTGAATAATACTTCCAATATTTTCAGCAGTATTTTTTAATCTGTCGGGGTCGTATGTAATGCGTGTATTCCATTGAGAGCCGTCTGCTGATAATTCATACACAGCACTTATCGTATAACCCTTAAGATCTGTTACTGCTCCCATAATATTTTGTCCTAGCTCTGCTTCTTTTCCGCCAGCTTTTAATAATGCTCTATTTAATATCTTTACTACATCCAAAACACCTTTGAGAATTTTTGAAGTGGATTCCGGATCTTGAATTGATTGAAGTTTCTTAACAGCTTTTATTAATAAATCCTTTACGGCCACGATTTATTCTCCGGCAAATATTTCGCCTAGGCTTTCCACCTCATCTAAAATGTCTAGAATTAAATCGGAATCTTCTAAAAGAATATCTTTAACTATTTCTATATCGCGGATATTTGATTCCGCGTCGTAAAACATTTCTCCGGTTAAATTCATCAAATCTTCTATTTCATAAAACTGATGTGAAGCTGTTTCCGTTTTAATACTTATAACAGAGTCTCTTACAGAACTCATGTGTAAAAATACATCTTCCGCGGATTTTTTAAAATTGACAAGAGATGCTCTGAATCCGTTAATAGAACCTTTAAGAGAATCTACAGAAGCTTCAAACTTATTAATATTCATTATGGAAGTGCTCCAAGTCTATTCAAAATTTCTTCCGCCTCATCGAGTGCTGCGTTGATATCACTGTCAAAATCCATATGTAATTTTTCAGTATCTGATTCTTTCTTTCCGCCAAGTGGATCAAGTCTTTTACCAAGACTTATACTATCATCTGTAAGATCACCAAGTCTATCGATCATATCGATCACGAGTTCCATTGTATCGCTAATAAACTCACTTCGATGTAGTAATTTCTTTCTTTTTTCTTTAGTTTTTGCCATCGATGCATTTTTTTGCAGAAAGAGAATCCAATACTCCAAAGCCAATCTTAACCTGTCCTTATATTTTGGCAAGGGAAAAATTCCGAATTTTTTACTCACACTGTTGAGTAGCATCTACTTGCAGGGAGTGGGATTACAAAGCTTTGTATGAAAAGTGTTTTTAGTAGGCTTGGGAAAGGGGATCCAAAAGTCTATAACTCTTTTCTATATTGCGACTAAAATCAATTCTCTATAACTGCCAATAGCCGTTGATCATAATTTGTTTTGTTCTATTATTAAGGGTGGGAGTTTTCGCTTTTACCGTATTGAGGAACTAGCCATGAATCGCTTTATTTTACTTCCCGCCGCTGTATTTATATCGGTATCTTCATTATGCTATTCAGATGAGGACACTAAAAAAGCTATACGGGAAAAAATGATTCCGTGTACTGTTAAAATAAGTACAAATAGCGGCACCGGGAGCGGTGTAATTATATATTCAAAAAGCAAAAGTGCTACTTCAAAAGTAGAAACGTATATCTGGACAGATTATCATGTAGTAGATGATACCGTGGTTGCGGAAAAAAAAGATGGGATGACTATTATAAAAATACTCCCTGTAACTGTATTTACTTATCGATACGATGGTAGAAATATAGTAATCTCGGAAACACTTATAGCATATACACTTTGGTATAATAAGGAACAAGATTTAGCTACTCTTAAGCTTCAATCCGAAAAAGTTTATCCGGTTGCTGAATTTGCAGATTTAAATGAAATAAGTGTAATAGATGAATGCTATGCAGTTGGTTGCCCAACAGGTGAAAATCCAACAGTAACTGCTGGAATGATTCAACAAATTGATCAGAGCATTATGGGAATAAATTGCTGGAGAATCTCTGCTGATATTTTCTTTGGGGACTCCGATGGCGGTGTGTGGACAAAAAGTGGAAAACTGGTGGGATTAGTAGATATGGTTAGGACATATAAAGGTCAAGCTATCACCCATATTGGATTTATTATTCCTTCCTCCAATCTTGAAAAATGGATTGTAGAAATTAATCAAAAATTTATACTTCGAATCGAAGAAAGTGTCCCGTTACTAGGAGTTAAATAAATGATTAAAAATACTGATAAAATATTCGGCCTAGCGGAAGAAAATGACGGAAATCCTTTTTATATAGGTTTTCCGGAAGATGACTTTGATAAAGATGTGAAGGAATTAGTAGACGCCATGTTGAAGATTACAGCTAAGAAAATGGCTTCTACTGACCCGCAGTTTCAGGATATGGATGCGGAAAATATAGAGGTGGTTCTTAGAAAACTATTAAAACTAGGGTTGGCTAGATTTGTAGTATCTCCTGATAAACAAATAGTTAATTTTGAAATTCACCCCGATAAAAAATTTGATTACTAGTATTTTGTAAGCTCGTCTATTTCTTTTCGAAATTTTTTCGTATTAGCTGATACACTCCTTAATGTATCTTCAAGTGTACGATATCCTTTAGGCGGATTTTCTCTATTTCCTTCCGCCCAGTCTTCCATTTCTTTCTTTATCTTTAATACTTTTTTAACCGCACTTGTATCTAAATCACCTATTGAAATTTCTTCACTTCCTCCCGGGATGCATTGAAAATATCTTATTACTCTAAAATCTAAAACCTGTTTACCACTATAGCCGGCATATAATTTTTTTAAACTTATATTAATATCGAATGAATGCGATTGTGGCAAAGGATATTCAAAAGAACATTTAGCACACAAGCTTTCCTTTTCAATATCCAACTCTTTAATCTTTTTTATAGTCTCGTTCAAATTCATTTAAATTCTCCTATACTACGAAAATATTCTTTGCTTCTTTGTTGCCTCGTCTCCAGACAAACCAAGCGTATGAACACGCATCTGTTCCATCACCTGTGAATGATGGCCTTTCAGATAATACATAGATTGAATCTACTGGATTATATTGATGGAATTCTTTTCTCTTCTTACTTTCGAGAAAAGACAATCTCAAAAGCATGATTACTAATCCGCCGGGTTTTACTATTTCTAAACTTTTAGTAATAAAGTCTAGTGCTAGAGAATATGGCGGATTAGTAATAATAATATCTGGATCGGGCCAAATTGTATCCGCATATTTTGGCTGCGTTATATAATCTCCACACTCCGCGAGAATTTTTAAATTCTCAACAGCATTTGTTATATATTCTTGATTAATGTCTACTCCGTATATTCCATAATTCTTTGGATAATACTTTTTAATAACTTGTACAATATTCCCACTTCCAACAGCAGGTTCTAGAATTACTTTTCCAGTCATATTGAAACGTTGAACAATTAGTTCTATTGCCCACAGTGGAGTTTGGTAGTCATCGTCTTTTCTACGAATACTTCCTCTGTTTGTTGCAGACATTATTCATCCCTTCTATTCTTCAACCACTTTTCAATCGCTTTTTTAGCAGTTTCTACATTCACATATTTGGTGCGGAACGTCTTTGAAAATCCCCCATCCCACACATATGCTTTATAATATAGTGAGTTTGCTTCCCAAGAAATCATCCCGCCAATTCCCCCCCTCCCGCCAATTTTATTACGTCTGGTTATATAATCCCCGCAATCGTATCGCCACTTCATTAGATTATACTCCCTATTTTAGATTGAAGGTGCTTTTTGAAAAGTAATGCCGCGGATTTAGAAATAGCTTTTTCAGCATCACCGGAAAATACTATTTCAGTTCCTGCTTCTCTCTTCACATCTTCAACCATCGTCTTAATAATAGTTCCTGTACTTTTAATATCGATATCTTCTGGGAAATGGCTAAGTATGTTCTTTAATCGTGCAGGTGTTACCCACTCTTCAGCAATCTTTTGTGCATCTTCTAATACTTTAAATCTATCCATATCTACTGGCCTGGGGGATTTTGTTTCTCTAAACTTTTCCCCTTTGTGTTTAGCAATAATCCTTTCCCCATTATTTTTTCTAAGTTCTATTAGAGGTCTTATAACAATTCCTTCTCTCGGTTTATCTTCAGTTATCCCCACTCTTTTTGCTAATACTGATGGGGCATCTCTTTCTCTATCTAGTTCCGTGATATCTGTGGAACATTTTACATAGGGTATAAATTGCAAACCTAAAACATTAACAACTTCTTCAGCATTCGGGCGATTTAACCAACAGTCCCCAATTTTTACATCAAATGCCACAAATATTAGTTTACTTCCGTAGGTATCTTTCATCCCTTGCTGCTTGCCGCCCGCTCCTTCTCCGTAAACAGTAATTTCTTGATGGCCTAGCTTATTAAAAGCTTCCAGCAATTGTTCCTGATTAAATAAATTTACAAAATTTTCATGCTTTTCCCCGCCGGCGAAAAATGAAAGTTGATTATTTTTATAGCTAATATTTTGACTTGTTCCGTGGCATTTCTCATCTGCCCAAACCTCTTTGAATAAGAATATATCTGGATTCTTATAAAGATTAAGTATTTTTAGGTACGACATCTTTCCTCCACTTTTCTAAATAAATAGAAGCTTTCCGTGCAATTTCCGGGTCTTCTTTCAAAAAACCAATTGCGGCATTACACGTACCACACAATAGTTCTCTTACCTCTCCGGAATCGTGTGAGTGGTCTACTGCTAGGCGTTTCCCGTTTTCTTCTGCTGTTTTACCACAAATGGCACAGCGCCCATTTTGTTTTTCTAGTAATGCGTTATATATTTCTAGTGTTATTTTAAATCTTGCCTTTAAATGGGCATTAAGTATACTTTCTTTATTCTTCATATAGTATTCCTGCTTTTCCTTTTTCGGTCTATTCCTGCTAAACTTATTACTACAAATAATACAATGAGATGAAAATCCGAAATTACTATTTTTAGACGTATAGAATTCTTTTAAATCTTTTGTCTCTTTACACAACGGGCAGTACTTAACTCCGTTTTCTCTATTTTTTCTTGCCTCTAGAGTTGAAATTTGTGGCTCTGCCCCGCGTTCTCTGGCCCGTTTTCGCAGCATCTCATATTTTCGTAGATTTTCACATGATTTACAATAAGTACACAATCCATCTAGAGAACATCTGTTTTTATAAAACCCTAGAGTATCTTTTGTTTGCTTGCATTTCGGACAAATTTTTATCCGTTTTTCCATTTTATTGTTTCTCTGCGCCCCCAAGCAAATTTCGCTAATTTCTCAGTTACTTCTGTTGGACCTCTAGATTTACAATACCCGCACATTATTTGAAAAACATTATAATGTGTCATTCCTTTTCCACCGACGGCACTAACTAGTACCAAATCTGTTGAGCCGCAGAATGGGCAAAATTTATTTATTGATTTACTCAATTATTTTCTCCATTTCATAAATCTTCCGCAAAACACACATCTCGGTGGCCACTCTCCTCCAGAATGTAATGGACAATCATCATCTGGCTCTAGCCCGCTTATAGAACAGGTGCAGCTTTTATTTCTTTCGTGTTTGTGTTTATTTTTCATTTGTCTTCCTCACTCTTTTATAATCTTTTCTTCTCTGCTTCTAACGCTTCTAGTAACTCTAATGCTTTTTTTACTAGCAATCTTCCGCCGTTTACTTTATCAATTGCGCTATTTACAGATATTTTTTCAATTTTTTCGCTGTCAC